GTTTCAACGGGAGTACTAGCAGCCATCAGTACACCTCCGTTAAGTATCCCTTGTAATTACCCGGGACCAAATCAATAGCCAAATACATAGAATCATTTGAACCAGCCAAATTCCAATCAAATCTGATCAATCCACAATGAAACATTCCGCCTTCTACATGGGTTTTTCCACCCACAGTCGTACCGGATACAAAACACACGGAATGCAAAGCAGAAGAAGGTTGGTTATTTACACCACCAGGATAAAACTCATCTGAAGAAAATTCATCTCCAACACGATAAGGTGGAACATCGTTATTATCAGTAACATCAAGTCTAATTTCGTCTAAATTATCTCCAACATCAAAAACATCATTCATCCAACCGCCAGCAGTAGGCGTATTAGGTTCAGTAGTAGCAGGTCTACTTCTAGAAAGAGCATATCCGTGAATAATACCAGCAGAAACCATAGTTGGAGAGGTACCAAGGTTATTACCTACCATGTGCATTAAAACTTCATCGGGAGCAGAAGCACCACCAGAAACAGGTAATTGTAAAGTTGAATAAGTCCATTCACCTATTTTAGCAGTAAAATCTTGCCTATCAACAGGCAACATTATTTCACCATTTCCAGCAGGAGTAGCAGAAGCACCCTGAATAGGAGCATCAACCATAGTCGAATCCAAAGCGACCTTAAAATCATTATAACGAGCCTTAACAGTAGGCTGATCATCAAGTACTTGATTCTGAGACTTCATCCATAATTTTTTAGCCTTGGAATGAGCATTTTTAGCGATCCAAGTATCCGGGCTTTTTGAAACATCAAAAGCACCAACCAAATTACTAGGTGTATGAAGAGTCATACCCGCAACCGCCCAAGTAGAAGATTGGCGATAAAAGCGTCTATTAGCAGCAGAACATGCTAAACTTAAGTCAACAAAATTAACTTCATTCTTAGGATCTATATGAAACCATAGTCTAGTTACAGATGGGGCTATTTTCGCCATATTTACTCTTCTTCGCCGAGGGTACTTAGTATTATCCCGGCTTTTTCCATCAATCCATAGGTTGCTTCAATTGCCCGGTAGTGAGTAAAATACACATCCGGGTCATATTGTAAAATATCCGAAGGAGAGAAACCTTGCTTTAACATTTGCAAGGCACGCTGCTTAGGAGAAATTGCAGCTGCCTTTTCAACTCTCCATTCTCCAAACTCCGGCAATAGTACAATTCGTCCTTTATTCTTGCCTTTATATATTGTACTTCTACAATATTTCCGTGCTTCATCCCTAGTCCCCTTTCGGGGTTCTATATTAGCACTTAAATTGCGTAGAACCTCTTTCATCCTATAAGATTTCGAGAACTCTACATAAAATTGGATGTGAAGTCTTCCGGTATCGGCTCGCTCAATCTGACCGCCGAGATACCTTAAATTAGGCAAATTTTCTAAATTCTGCCATTCCGATCGCATAGCATCGATAATTTCCTCTTCACTACAATCTTCGTCAATTCCTATATGTCCGGCCCACATGGTACCGACCCAATGTCTTTTTTGTAGTGTCATTATTGACACCTACATGCCCATTGTCCGCAATTGCGACAAATGCCCATCATGCATTACACCCCTGCCAGGCCTCATGCCATAAATAGTCCTGACAAACTTCACAGTTGTCTTGGTCTTCGTAAGTTTCACACTCACAACAAATTATTTTGTTAATCTTCACATCTCGTTTACAGTTCCCAGTGGTGCCCATGTGAACTGTTAACTAGGGGGGGGTAATAATACTTACCGTGAAAAACGGTCAGTTGCCCCCCCTTTGTCCTCTTGGCCGGACAGGCCACTCCGCTTCGCTGCGAAGGATAGATGTGCCACAGAGGTTCCTAGCATACGAGTATGACACATCAAAACAGATCAAAAAACCATTGGAACGGATGATACGACGAATCGCCACCGCCCATAGGATGAGAATAACCGCCCATTGAACCGGGGATCTCCTCCATACCTAAATTACCGTGTAAAGTACTCTGTAATTCAGAAGCAACAACAGCAGTAACAGCAAGAGCAGGTAGTTGTGGCTGTCTAACAATATAAAAAAACAAACCAGCCTGCAAATCACGCCATAATTTCATAGTAATCGCTGCACCAGCACGGCCACCAATACCGGGGCCTGTAATCCATCTACCAAGAGAATAACCTAATCCATAAAAGGTAAGTCCTACAGTACTGTAAGAAACAGAAGGACTAGTATGAAGTAATTTTTCAGTATACCAAGAAGCAACAGTATTAACATCATCAAAAACGCCTTCAGCGAGTTCAACAGGATTCTTTAATCTCATTCAACCCACTCAGCATAGCAAGAATTACATATACAATGAACAATATGTCCTTGGTCTGTTTCAATGATGAAACGATTAAGAGTACGAGCATCACACTGACCACATTGAGCCAGTTGATCAATATCTTCGGCGATAAGACTTCCCGCCTTTTTTCACGGTAACCAATTTCTTAGTTGATTTTCTACCGTTCTTGTAAATATATCGAACAGTTTTATTTCCTTTCTTAAATGTCTTTCCTTTTTTCCAAGTCATCATGCACACACTCCACTAACATGTTCCGTAGCCTTGGAGGTAAGACCAAGGACATGCGAGAATAATACAAGTACCAAGTACTCAATACGATTATTTTTAAGATGATCGATAACCATAACCATCTTAGACGAAGCAATAGCAGTTTCAACGGGAGTACTAGCAGCCATCAGTACACCTCCGTTAAGTATCCCTTGTAATTACCCGGGACCAAATCAATAGCCAAATACATAGAATCATTTGAACCAGCCAAATTCCAATCAAATC